TTGGATTAATAATACCGAATCCTTTAGTATCAATAAATATATCATTATCAAAATGAGGTATTAAAATTTGTTTACCAATTATGGACTCTGTAAAGGTTACGGGTACATCCATTATTAAATCTAAATGATGTCGTTTAAAAATATTGTGTTCTTGAATGACTACACGAATGATGAGGTCACCAGAGATTTCTGTTGGTGTTCGGGCTTGTTCACCCCAATCTTCATAAATAAAAGTTTTTCCGTTTTCACAACCTTTAGGAATATTTATTTCAATGATTCGTTCTTCTTTGAGTGTTCCAAGTTGGCAGTGACCACAAAAGGATTCAGATTTTTTAATACCAGTTGAATGACAATGTTGACAAGGATGTTCGATGATTTGAATTAAGGGCCCAACTTGGATTCTTTGTGAAACACGACCTGAACCTTGACAATGAGAGCATGTATTTGAGCATGTTTGGCAATGTTTTTCACGGGTTACTTTTATTTTTTTTACAAGACCATAGAATACGTCACGAAGAGAAATTTGAACATCGTATTGATGATTTTGTCTTTTAGACCTTTGGCGATTATTTGTAAAGAAACTGTTAAAATGAAAGTTGAATGGAAAATTATTTTGTGGTTCGTCGTATTCATGTTTTTTTTGAGGATTGGATAAGGTTTCGTATGCTTCTTGGATTTGTTGAAAACGTTCTTTGTTGCCATCATTTTTATCTGGATGATATTTTAAAGCCAATTTTCTATATGCTTTTTTAATATCATCAGGCGAGGCATCTTTAGATATGCCTAAGGTTTGGTAGTAATCCATCTCTATAATATACTAAAAATTAAAGTAACAAATTTGAACAAAAAACAATTTAATTAGGTTTTTAATTAAAGTGTTGTAGTAATGGCTCGAAATTTCATTGTTGTAGAAACCCAATCTAATATGTTTGTACTTGTGTATTGAATTTGACCGGAAGTAGTTATTGAGAATGATATACCAACGTCGTCTCCAACGTTGCTTGAGTACAAGGTCCAACCACTATTTTTTCTTATTCCTTTAACATCAAAAAGACAATCGTAAGAATCAGAGTTGGTTTCAATGGTTACACAAGTTATTCCTGAGAAAGATTTTGTAGGACTCTGAAAGGAAAATCCAGTAACATTTTGAGGTATATTTTGATTATTTTGGGCATAGAATGTTTTTTCTGTTGAAATATCGTCTTTAGAAGGTGTTATATCAACATTACTTACAATAAGTTTTTGACCTACTGTAAGATTTTTGTCAACAGTGATTCCTCCATTACTAACTAGTGTGGTGGAATCTTGAGTGCTTGTTAAAACGATTGATGAAAAATCACCGAGAATCAATTGATTATTTTGATAAATAAAATCATTTGTTCCAATAATTTGATTTGTACCATTGCCCCGAAGAACTGTGTACGGATGGAAATATGTACTACCGGTTCCTCCTTTATTGATTTGTAAAGGTTTAAGAGTTGTTAATGGAATGTCTCTTACTACTTTAATAAATGCATCTGTACCATTTTCATTCGTAAATGTTAAATATCCGATTTCGTTAATGGTTGAGATATTAAACTTTATTCCAGTATTGTCTCCAATATATCGACTATTTATATTCCATATGTTATTATCGAGTATACCTTGAATTTCAAAAAGGGCATATTTAAAAAGTGTTGGTACGTAAACATAAGCTGTTAGTAAAAAGTAGTTGTCTTTTGTGTTGTCGAATGCTAACACTGAATTATCAATGACGGCTGGAGTTGTTGTTGAAGCGGCTAGTGTATAGGATGTTTCGGAATCTAAGACATTCAACTGTTTGACACGAATTACGTAATCATTTTCAACATTTGTATTAGTATATTGTAATTGTACACTAGTAGCAGTGGTTGCGATTCCGAAATTTATATTGTCAATATTTCCTATTGAATGTGTATTAAGGTCCCAAGTGTTATTTTTTAATACTATGTTACACATGAATAATCCATATTTGCTTGCTGTTTCACTAGACACATATATGATAAGTTTAACAGAATTGACATTGGAATTTAAAAAGGACAAACCTGGGATATTTGTCATGGTGACTACATTTGGATTTAATGCAATATTTGTTTGAGCAGTGTTCGCTAAATCTTCGACTTTTGATGAAACACGATATTTAATGAATGATGCCCCTGCAGTGTTAGAGTTTGTATATTGGACACAGACTTCGTCACCATGGTCTTGAATATGGAATTGTACACCAGTAGGTTGACCTGTGAAAGACGTGGATAATATCCAATTTGAGCCAGAATTGATTCCTCTAATTGTGTATAATGCAAATGTTTGGTCATTGACGGTTACGAAAATGTTTGCTAAAAATGCTTTTGTAGATGGATCAAAACAAAAATTTGGTATATCAATCGGAGTTGTCACATTGTTATTAAGTGCAAGATTGTATTCGAATAAAGGGTCGTTTTGAATGTTGCTGAAATCAATATTATCGATTTCTGTGTCTACATACAATTTATTTACAGCATCATAATCTTCAATAGGGTCTTGTACACTTGTGATTCTATTTAAATTAACATCTAATTGCCCTCCAATAAACACATCTTTAGCAAACGATGCTCCACCATATGAAGTTAATGTGCCTCCATTTGTGAGACTAGTGGCTGTTTGGGTGTTTAGTAAAACTATTGAAGAGACATTCCCTAAAATAAGTTTATAATCTTGATAAATGAAATCATTGGTTCCCACAATGGGGTCGGTACCATTGCCTCTTAAAACAGCATAAGGTTCTAGATAATCGTTTCCTGTCCCACCTTTACTTACGGACAAAGGTTGGAACGTAGCTGGTGTGCTCGCAACAAACTTTATAATAGTATTGCTACTTTTTGAATTTGTATACGTAATATACCCTGCGCCACTTATGGAATCAATATTGAATTTGATTCCTAAATCATCTCCAATATATCTGGCATTAAGTTTCCATGTAGTGCTGTGTATTGCTCCTTGAAGTTCATAAAGAGCGTATTTATTAAGAGTTGTATTTTCAGCATAAACAGTCAAGTTGAAATAAGAGTCGTTTTGTGTAAAAATAAATTCGCTATTGGATATTTGTGCCGGACTAAATGTGTTTGCAAGTAATGTAATAGAGGAATCGCTTTCTTGAATTCTAATCCTTCTTAACCTCAATGTATAATCGACTGCATTGTTTGCATTTTTATATTGTATAATTCCAGAGGAACCTGTTGAACGAATGTCAAATTCAAGTCCTGACAGATTTCCAAAATGTGTTGAATGAATAACCCATTGGGTACCTTTTCGTAAGCAATTCAATAAATAAACACCACATTTACTATCAATTACACTAGAAATGTGTACAACAAGTTTGATGGATGTTAAATCACTATTTAGAAATGTTAATGGTGAAATATCTGTAAACGTGGTTACATTTGGAGACAAGGTATGATTTGTTTGATTAGCATTAGCTTCATTGTTTACTTGGAGCACTGTTGCGAATTTAATAGCTGATATGCCGAGGGTGTTGGTATTAGTGTATTGTAACACGCCTTGACCGGCTGCTTCTCGAATATCGAATCCGATGTTTGTAATATCACCAACGAAAGAGGTTAAAAGATTCCATGAAGAATCGCATTTGTAGCCATACAATGTATAAATAGCATATTTTCCAGCGTTATATTGAACATATACATTTGCAATAAATGCTTTGGTAAAAGTAGGATAATAAAAGTTTGGAATGTCTTCTGGTATGAGTACATTATTATTTAATGTAAATGAATTCCCACTAATATTTTGACTGATGCTTCCAATAAAATTATCAACATACAATTTATTAACTGCATCAAGGTCTTCTATAGGATCATCAACGTTTGTAATTCTTTTAACGTTAACATCAAGACCGCCGCCAATATAAACGTTTTTTTGAAAACTTGCTCCTCCTAATGTTGTAAGTGTACCACCGGTACCTAGTCCAATGGCATTTTGAGTATTATCTATTTGAATGCCTGAATTTAAAACTCTAAGTGTACCAACAGTGCCATCATAAAGAAATGTTAAATTATTAAAACCTCTAATTGCATCGCCATTTGAATCAGCGATAATAACTTGACCAGTTGTAAAATTTCCATTAATGTTCCCTGCTGTGTTAGATATAATTTTTTCATCAACATATTGTTTGTTTGCTGCATCTGTTGAATTAGTTGGATATCCAACATTTTTAATAATATTTCCATTTACATCAAGTACTTGACCAATGAAAACATTTTGATAAAATGATGCTCCACCATATGTAATTAGGCTATTGTTATCAGTTAAACTTGTACCACTTTGAGAATTTTGAATTACAAAGCTCCCAAGAGTTCCTAACTGCAGTGTTGTTCCATCAAACGTAAAATTATTGTATCCAACGAGTGCATTTTCACTAGATGTTCCAATTAAAACTTGATTTTCTCCAAATGAACCTAGTATATTACCGTATGTTTTGCTATCAACGTAATTTTTTGTAACTGCATCGGATGAATTTAAAGGTTCTCCTAAATTATTGATGACATTATTATTCAGATTTACTGTTCCGGTAATATTTACATCTTTTTCAATAGCTACTCCTCCTTTAACAATGAGAGATCCTGATGACACTGAGGTAGAATTGTTGGTATTTTCAATTACGAAAGGTATACTGGCATACAAATTTGTAGTGTCGGTTCTAAAAAAATCGTATCCTCTAATTGCACTTCCAACTGTTTCAGCAATAATGATTTGACCAGTAGTAAAGTTGCCGGAGACACGGTCTGCTACGCTATCTACATAATTTTTATTGGCTGCATCTGTGCCAATGGAGGGCAATGATACATTAATGATACGATTATCATGTACATCTAAAATGCCACCAACATGGAGATTTTTAGCAATACTAGCACCACCAGCTATAGTTAAGGCACCGCCATTGCATGTATTTGTACTTTGGGAGGTATTTTTGATGGATATGCCACCATCGATGACAAGACTTCCAGTTGTAACTGAAGTGCTTGGAAATGTATAAGGAATGGTAATCACACCATTTTTGAAAGATACATCTTGTAATGTTACACCAGTGTTTGAATTATATTCACGAATAATATCAAAATAGAGAGTTCCTGAACCTTCTAAAGATCCATCTCCTTGTAGGAATGGAAGTGCGGCTGGAGCGATAGAAAGGTTTCCTTTGATAAGAAAGCCTTCGAGATTCTGTCCAAATCCAGTGTCCATTAGATTATAAAAAAATCTAAACCTTAAGGTACTCAGATATTTTTATTATAACTTTCTAACGACAGCTAATAAGCATCGAGACGCAAGTGCTTAAGATTTTGAATAGAGTTGTTTATCAACTTTAATTGTTTTTTGTACAATTCTTCTCCGAAATAATCTTGAGTATATTTTGTAACATTGTTTATTTCAACAAATGGTACTTCAAGCTCTTTAAGGTACTTTACAAAGTTATTCAAACGTGTTTCGGAATTATTAATAACAACTGGAATTGTTCCTAAATATAGTGCTTCCCAAAATCGGTGAGTATCTAGACCATTTCCCCTTACACACAGACAGAACCAATGTTGTGAAAGTTCTTCTAAATAGTCTCTATACGCTTTAGAAGCCGACATTGTAAACTCTGCTTTTTTCAATGTTTCTAACAATACTGCTCTGTAACCATAGGTGTTAGGATTTATATTTACGTAAATATTCTTTGACTTTTTCTTAAAATACGTCTTTCTCATGACACTGTATAATGTCAATAAATCACCGTGTGGCCACATTGAATTTGCAATTCCTATTGGTAAAAGTGTCAATTTATTATTCATTTGTGAATAATCAATATTTTGAGCAAAAATGTGTTTAATATATGGCAGTTCTAGTAGTGCATGATGAGAGTCATTAAAGCTATGGTCTGAATTGTGAATATACAATGTATAAGTGATATCTGAATTCAAGTTTTTGGCAATATATGTTTGAAAATCAGTAAGCATATGAGTATACAAAAACAATTTTATATGCTTTGTTCGATTTTTGATACAGAACTCCAAGAAATATTGATTTAACAAGGTCATTTTCATATTATGAATATCATTGATAATAATGATATCTTTTGCAAATTTGTCAATGTTTTTATGATATTGTAAAATATCCCGTGTTAGAATTACAAAATCACATAATGAACAAACTCTGTCTCCAGAAACAAGACTTTCAAAGTTGATATTAAATACACTAGAGAATTGGTACAATTGTTTGGAATGAATATGCAAATTTGCTATATTGTACAAATTTTTTTTGTATTCGCAACGGTAAATTTTGATAGGTAACTCACTGTGGTTTGTTAAGACAGGTGGTCTAAGATAGTTGCATGTATTAGGTTTGAATACAGATGTTTCGTTTATAAAACCTCTAGAAGGATTTGCATACATTGTTATATCATTGACTTCACTCAAATTTTTATAGTCGATACCTCCAAGATATTGACCAATTGCTGCTCCATCAAAAATAGTAGTAGACTGCATAGGAAATATGGGAAGATAATGACAATTTGTATATTTGCCCAACAATGTCATATCATTCAAGAACTCTGAAGACTGTTCAAGTTGTGATACAATAGATCCATTTAGTTGTTGAATAGATTCATGTGATGGGAAAAATAGAATAGATGGAATTACTCTTTCGGGAGCATCTTTTACCATACATATTTTATCAAGCATACCATCGGCAAGAGTTTTAATATTTTCATACAACATGATATCATTTTCAATATGGAAAAGATTCTTAATTTTGAATAAATTCATAAATGCTTCAATGTAGAAAAATCTGGAAGTTGTCGACATCCAAAATCCATCTCTAAATGGAACTAAATTAGAAAACTTTGTTTTCATAATATTTTGATATAAACAGAAATTTTCATTAATCTCAAGTTCTTTAGTAAGAATAGAGGTGGGAATGGTTTGTACTACACTATTCGCATAACAATTGGTTTTGAAAAATATATTCAGGTTGAATTGTTCTAATGTATTTTGAAAAGAAGATAACAATGTGTCATCGAGAATCACGTATATTTTAGTTTCAGAGTGACACAAAAGTAATGTTTGATAAATAGAGTCAAAAATATATTCTGGCAAGGTATTCCCTATGTGTACATATACGAGTGACATCTTATATTATTTGAATTAAAATTGAATTAATATTTGAACACTGTTAAAAAAAATGTGTGGAATATTTGTTTATGTAGAAAAAGAACATAGTAATATTGAGTTTGAAAAAATATTTGACTTGCTCAACCATAGAGGCCCTGACTCACGTGGCTTTAAGACTATTCACCTTTCAAACCAGGATATTAAACTACATATGTTACACACACGATTGAAAATAAATGGTGATGACACTCCTCAACCTTTAGTGAGTGATGATGGAAACGTTTTTTTAATAGTTAATGGAGAAATATTTAATTACAAGGAATTAGAAAAAGAACTTGGTGTTAGTGTTCACAAAAGCGATTGTGAAATTTTACTGCATTTGTATGAACGGTACAAGAACACAGATATCTCACAAATTTTTAAACGATTATGCGGGCAATATTCGTTTGTATTATATGACAAGAGCTCAGAAATGATATTTGTAGGAAGAGATCACATTGGTATTACTCCATTGTATATTGGTAAGGACACAAGGACAGGAAATATTGCAATTAGCTCTGAAATGAAATGCTTAACGACTATAGTAGATCAAATAGAGGTGTTTTATCCTCGAAGATATAGTTATGTCAATGTAAAAGAATTGTTGGATTCACATTTTGTTTCTCATGTATATAAAAGCTATATAAGCTCGGAATATGGCCAAAGTACTCACAAGCAAAACGTACTTAAAACATTATTAAAAGATAGTGTTCAAAAAAGACTAAAGGATGTCATTGTTAATGGTGTGGAATTTGGGGTATTATTGTCTGGTGGGTTAGATAGCAGTATAATAGCGAGTTTGGTTGTTAAATTGGCAAAAGAAATGGGATATAATAAAAAGGTAAAAACGTTTACAATAGGTGTTAGCAAAGATGTTCCGGATGTAGTGGGGGCTCGTAAAGTTGCTACATATTTAGAAACTGATCATCACGAATATTATTTTACATTGTCAGAAGGTTTTGAGTCTATAAAAGATGTAATATGGCATATTGAATCATATGATTGTACAACTGTAAGAGCGAGTACTCCAATGTATTTACTTGCAAAGAAAATCAAAGAGCAATATTCAAACTTAAAAGTATTATATTCTGGAGAGTTATCAGATGAATTGATGTGTTATTTGTATGGTGCTAATTCACCTTCTCTTGATGAATTCCAAAGGGAAACAATGAATTTGGTTAGCAATGTTCATTATTTTGACTGTTTAAGGGCCAATAAAACATGTATGGCTCATTCCATTGAAGTAAGAGTTCCATTTACAGATAAGTCGTATGTGGAATATATTTTAAAATTACATCCACAATACAAGGTATTTGGGAATTATGCTAAGCCAGGTGTTATGGAAAAGCAAATTTTAAGAGACGCGTTCAAAGGATGTTTACCTAAAGAAATCTTGTATCGTAAGAAAGAGCAATTTAGCGATGGAGTGAGTGGATACGATATTGAATCAAATTGGATAGACTACATTAAGAAAAGATGTAATTCAATGTACGATGAATATGTTTATCAATTAAGAATATTGGATTACTCATTTAATAGACCACAGACTAAAGAAGAGTTGTATTATAGGCAAATGTTCTGTAAATTATTTAATAAAAACTCGTATTCAAATACTAGTGAATTGACAGTGAGAAAATGGATACCAAAATGGTCTAACAATAAAGATCCAAGTGGAAGAGTGCAAATATTTTGGAATCGTAATTGAAAAAAATAAAATTATTTCAAAAGATTATAGGAACAAGGAATGTATATTATTTTGAAGCAAACAAATGAGGAAGAAAGTATCATTAACGTAATGTACGGTGATGATGATTCTTTCGTCAGGAAATGGGTAACCATGTATTTAAATGAGGAAATTGAGAGTTTGAATCAGAGTCCATGTCCAAAAAATTGCAAGGATATTGAATATGAGATTCATAGTGACAACAATAAATTTAGTCTTATAAAAAAGTACATTAAATGCAAAGCAGGATTTATCTACAATTCGTCTGAACGCGTTCAAGAAATATTATATACCATTCGTTTTCTTTCATACGATAATACAAATAGTATTTTGGATGCACAAAGCTCACCATTATGGAAAGACATTAATACAGAAATAAATAACAGAGTACTGAAGCAATTGGATAAACAATCGTTGTACCAAGTGATGATGAAAATACAGAATGCTCTTGGTACAAAGAAAACATGGAACAGAGAAGAATATACAAATGTTGTATGTGAAGTTATTAAGAATTTTAAGAAGGAATTATATAGCAGTATTGCCAAAAAGATGAAAAGATTTGGTAAAAAAAAAGCTTCTGTACCTAGTTCGTTTGTGTATAACACATGCAAACTCGAAGCATATATTAAAAATAAACATGAATGAATGTATTTATGTAACAAATTTACATAAATAAATAAATAATTAATTTAACTATTTTATGGGTATATACATAGATGCACTTGACAAACAAATCTGTTCACTATAATGAATTTCACAAAAATGGATGTGATTATTTGAACAGTATAAGTTATATAGGAAAAGTTTATAGAACAGCCTATTTTTGGAAAGACATTTTAGAACTTGATACAAAAGAACAAATAAAGTATCTTGAAATAGGTGCATTTCATGGCGCCAACGCATTAACATTCTTAAATATATATGGAGAACATGATTTGTCAGAAGTGCATTGTATAGATCCATGGTTGAGTTATGATGAATATGATGAATATTCTGAAGAGCAGAATACAAATTATCACATGTTTATGAATAATGTAAATAGATTATCTGCAAAATCGTTGTCTAAATTATATATACATCGTGGGTTTAGTCATGACAAATTAAAGCATTTTGAGGAGAACTATTTTGATGTTATATATATTGATGGTAATCATAACCCAGAATATGTTTTAGAAGATGCTGTAATGTCGTTTCGGAAATTAAAAGATAATGGATATATGATATTTGATGATTATGGATGGAACAATGTTCATGAGGGTGTAGATGCATTTGTAAACGTATATAAAAAGTATATGAAGATAATTGCTTGTCAAAACAGTCAAGTTATTATTCAAAAAGTATGTTAATCAAAATCTTCGTTATGATTAAGAAACCGTTGATACTCATAGGCTGATTTTTCTTTCCAAAAGTGTTTTTTGAGTTCTTTAAGTTCATATGGATTGGCATTTTGTATATCGTTATCAGATAGATCTCCGTGTATTTGAAAAACATTATGAATAGTTTTTAGGTTTGTCATGTTTGCAGTTTTTGCTGTAAACTGTTTTGGTTCACTGATGATTTCTATTTTTTGAATGTTGTCTGCTACATCAGGGAGTGAGATATTTGAATTTGCAAACACTTTTTTGAATCTTTTTATAATTATGTCATTGATCATGGGTCCACCAATAACAAGTGAGTCATATTTTTTTAGAGTGCTACTAATGTAGTTTGTTGCATTATACCGGTCTCTTCTAAACATACACATTTGTTGTTGGATTTCATGATACATGACACCAAATTGTTTTGCTGCGTTCATATGTTGCTCAGCTAGTGCTTCTAAGTTGAGAAAGTTTTGAATAACTGAAATGATGGTTACAATGTAGGTAAAAACGTATCTGACATAAGTAAAAGCATCATCTGTTGTATTAGGAAAAATGGTTTCGGCAGTGAGACCAGTTGTGAACAAGATTAAAATAATGCTAAGTATTTTATAAATTAGAGTATACATGCTTGCAGAACGTTCATGCATCCATTTGTATGATGCGGCGTTTTCTCCAATTGAAATAATTATTTTTTCATTGTTATCGTTCCAACTATTTGTCAAGGCCATTAATTCAGCTTTGTGTAATAGATTATTATCTTGTTGCTGTTCAGTGAGGTCATTTTCTTGAATATCATCCAAATCATCTATGATTGTATTAAGGAGTTTGTCAAGTTCTTCTTTTTTTTTATTCATAATTACATCATCTATTACGTAATTTTAAATAAAATTGAATGTCTATTTAAAAAGTTTAGATCTGAAAAAAAAAATCTAAAGACAATTCATAATGAAGATCAAAAAAAGGGATGGACATTTTGAACAACTATCTTTTGATAAAGTTATTTATCGATTACGTAAACTATGTAATGATAAGGTACTAGGAGAGCCATTGCTTGCAATTGATCCGGACGTAGTGGCTCAGAAAGTGGTATCAAGTATTTATGATGGAGTTACATCTTGTGAATTGGATGAAGAAGCTGCTCGAATTGCTGTAAACATGAGTGAGAATCCAGAGTATCCAAAATTAGCAGCTCGAATTGTTGTGAGTAATTTGCATAAATCGACAAAACCATTATTTAGTGAAGTTATGGAAATGTTGTACCAAAATGTGGATAGGAATGGTCAACCTATGCCAATTATTGCAGATGACATCATGGAGATTGTAAGACAACACAAAGAAACACTTGATTCGGCAATTGTGTATGCACGTGACTACATGTTTGATTACTTTGGTTTCAAAACTTTAGAAAAGAGTTATTTGATGAAGATTAATGGAATGGTAGTAGAAAGACCTCAGCATCTTTACATGCGTGTTGCTGTTGGTATTCATAGAGACGATATTGCATCAGTATTAAAAACGTATGATATTATTTCACAACATTATTATACACATGCCAGTCCCACTCTCTTCAATAGCTCTACTCGACTAGCAAATTTTTCTAGCTGTTTTCACGAAGACACTATTGTTGCAACTGTTAATAGAGGTCCGATTAAAATAAAGGATGTTCAACTGGGAGATCAAGTAATTACTCATAATGGTAACATTAAGAAAGTTGTACAATTGCATAAGAATCCTTTAAATGGAAGAAAGTTTTACGAAATTAATATTGCTAAAACGGCACCTATAAAAGTAACTGACAATCATAGGCTATGGGTTATAAGTTTTGATAAAAAAAAGAAAGAGGCTAAAATGAAAAGGGAAAAGTATGATTTGGAGTTTGTAAAGCGTTATCTTGAGAAAGACAGTTGTAAATTAATTTCAACAAAATATGTTAACATGAAGACAAAATTAGAATTCATGTGTATGTGTGGCAAGCTAGCGAATGCAAGTTTTGAAAGTATTTATTATAATAATATTAGATGTAATGACAGAGTGTGTATTTATTCAAGGAAGAAAGAAATATGTAAAAGTAAGGTTGTTGGTGAGCCCAAATGGGTTTCAGTTGAAGATATTAAACTAGGGGATTATGTATGTATACCAAATAAAAGAGAAGATGTCAATCATCTTGAAGTAATAGATGTTACAACTTTTTCGGATATTTTAAAAAATAATACAGAAATCCAATATAGAACTGAATACGATGACAACAAAGTGACTTTAATAACCCAATTCAGATACACGAAATACAGTTCTAAAAATGTGTATGAGAAAAAACACCTTCCAATCAATAGATTTTGGACTATCAACAATGATTTTGCAAAATTAATTGGTATTTTCTACGGTGATGGTCATATTATGACAAGCAAGGACTCAAAGGGACGGACTATAACAAGAGGAGTGGGATTTACAATACATAAAAATAATCAAAATCTTGTTGATTTTTGTAAACAAGTAGGTGAAGCAATTTTCGGTGTTAATGCAACGTTTCATAAAATGAAGAAGCAAAATGTTATACAAGTTTTGTTCAATTCATCATTAGTGGGACAATTATTTCATTATTTGTTTGGGAAATATTTTAACAAGAAACATATATGGAATGAAATGTTCAGATGGAATAAGTCATTAGTAACCAGTTTTGTCGAAGGTATTATAACTACAGATGGTTGCGTTACAAAATCTGATATTGTTTCAATACAGTTGTCGAATGTAAGTTTAGTAAGGCATATTTACTATTTGTTGCGAAACAACAATATTGACGTATCATATGGAAAGGAGAGATTTCAAAAAAATGGAACTGAGAATTTTGTTCAACTTAATATACCATGTAGTAGCATAAATAAGGGAAACATTGACAAGATTTATTTAGATGCAAGAATGACTAATCAAACTACAAAGTTGGCGAGCAATCAGTATACACCACTTGAATTAAATGAATTCAAATATTTAAAATATATAGGGAAAGAATTAATTACTGAAAACTTGCCAGAATATGTTTACACATTAGGCGTTGAAGACGACCATAGTTACAATGTTGGTGGGATTATTGCTGAAAACTGTTTTCTTATGGGTACTTCAGATTCTATAGAGGGAATATACAAGACAATTACTGACTGTGCTTTAATATCAAAACTTGGTGGAGGTATAGGAGTGCATATAACAAACGTAAGAGCAAAAGACAGTTTAATTAGAAAAACAAACGGCAGAAGTGATGGAGTAATTCCAATGATAAAGGTATACAATGAAACTGCTCGATATGTAAATCAAAGTTCTCGTAGAAAAGGTTCCTTTGCTGTGTATATAGAGCCCTGGCATGCTGATATTTTAGAATTCCTAGACCTAAAAAAGAATCAAGGTCATGAAGATTTGAGAGCCCGTGACTTGTTTTATTCAATATGGACACCAGACTTGTTTATGAAGCAAGTAGAATGTGATGGTGATTGGTATCTCATGTGTCCAGATGAATGTCCTGGTTTGGCTGAAGTATATGGTGACGAATTTGAAAAGCTATATAATAAGTATGTTGAGGAAAAGCGTTATAGAAAGATTGTCAAAGCTCAGGATATATGGAAGAAAATTTTAGATTCTCAAATAGAAACGGGTGTACCTTACATTGGATATAAGGATGCTGTTAATAAAAAATGCAATCAAAGCAATCTTGGCACCATAAAATCGAGCAATCTTTGTGTAGCCCCTGAAACTATGATACTTACATCGAAAGGATATTTTCCAATTAAAGACTTAAATGGCCAAGAAATAGAAGTTTGGAATGGACAAGAGTTTAGTAAAACAACTATATTGCAAACGGGACAAGATCAAGAATTAATTAAAGTCAAGTTATCAAATGGTAGTGAACTTGAATGCACACCTTATCACAAGTTTTACATTGTAAGAGGTAAAAGACCATCGGAGTATCCAAGAATAGCTAAAGTTGATGCGAAGGAGTTGAAAAAGGGTATGAAACTTATTAAATCAGATTTCCCTGTTATTAAAGATGGTTCGTCAAACTTTTCTTATCCGTATGAGCATGGTTTATATTGTGCAGATGGAACTTTAGAAAGATATTCAAATAATATGAAGTTGTGTGGCAATAAAACACAAGATGGACATACTTACTGTAGAAAACATGATAAAATGTATAAAAATGATGATTTTAGGACAGCTCCAATTGGAAAAGGATTTCCTAGAATTTCACTCTATGGTGAAAAGAAAGATCTTGCAAAGCACTTACAAACAAGGATAGAACCACTCAAAGAGGATGCTTTTGGTAGAGTTAATTGCAAGATGCCAGTTGATATGGAATCAAAATTTGTTGTACCTATTAATTGCAATTTAGATATCAAGCTGAGATGGTTAGAAGGTTTTTGTGATGGAGATGGTTGTGTTGTTAAGAGTGATGGTTTGACTGGTATTCAATTATCTAGTATTCATAAGGAATTTTTAACTAATATCAAGTATATGTTACAAACATTAGGATGCGATCCAAAATTGGTCCCTGGAGTAGAAGCTGGATATAAAGAACTCCCTAATGGAAAGGGTGGTAAAAGTTTATTTTACTGTCAGGAAACGTTTAGACTTTTAATAACGAGTTTAGATGCGGCTTCTTTAGTAGAATTAGGATTTAATCCAAAAAGATTAAAGTTGTCAGGAGTTTATCCTCGAAAAAATACTAAAAGATGGATTCAAGTAGATGAAGTAGAATATACTCATAGAGTTGATGACACATATTGTTTCACAGAAGGAAAAAGAGGTATGGGAATTTTTAATGGTGTTTTGACTGGGCAATGTTCAGAAATTTCATTATACTCGGATGAAAAAGAATATGCTGTGTGTAATTTGGCAAGCATTGCACTTCCAAAATATGTAGAATATGACGAACAAGGCAAGCCATTCTTTAACTTTGAAAAGTTGAGGCAGATTGCAAAATACACTATTCATCCAATGAACAAAGTTATTGATAATAATTATTATCCGGTTCCAGAAACAAAGTTGAGTAATATGAGTCATCGTCCATTAGGTATTGGTGTTCAGGGGTTGGCAGATGTGTATATCAAGATGCGTTATCCATTTGAATCAAAAGAGGCGCATCAACTGAACAAGGAAATATTTGAGACACTATATTATGGTTGTATGCAAGGGACTATTGAAGAGGCAAAGAAAGATGGACCTTACTCTAGTTTCAAAGGAAGTCCATTTAGCGAAGGTAAATTTCAATTTGATTTGGCTGCTGAAGTGGATAAAATAAATGTACAAGATTATTTGTCAGGGAGATGGGATTGGGACTCTTTAAGGCGTGAGTTGATGCAGTATGGTGCAAGAAATAGTATGTTGACAGCGTTGATGCCAACTGCAAGTACGGCACAAATTATGGGAAATTCGGAGTGCTTTGAAGGTGTAGATTCATGCATTTTCAAACGAAGAGTATTATCAGGAGAATATATGATTGTGAACAAGTATTTGGTTGAAGATTTACAAAAACTAGGATTGTGGTCAAAAGAGATGAAAGACAACATTATAGCAAATGATGGAAGCATACAAAATATACCAGAGATTCCAGATGACTTGAAGCAGTTATATAAAACCGTATGGGAAATTAGTATGAAGAGTGTGATAGACCAAGCTAGAGACAGAGGTGTATTTGTAGATCAAATGCAGAGTATGAATTTGTTTATGGCAAATCCAACATACAAAAAATTAACAAGCATGCACTTTCACGCATGGAAGCAAGGTTTGAAGACGGGAATGTACTATCTAAGATCAAAAAATTCTGCGTCTGCAGGTAAGTTTAGCGTGGATCCAAACATTGAGAAAAAGATTCGTGCGAAACAAGAAGCTGGGAAGAAGCTAACAAAGAATGAAGAAAAGATGTTGTGTTCCATAGATAATAAAGACGAGTGTATGATGTGTTCGAGTTAAATTTCTTAAAGCTTATAAAAATAAATTTTAAGAACTTGGTTTGAATATATTTGAAAATCTTGAGTCAACTGAACTTCTTGATATAATAGTTGGTGCTGATGAATCAATGGAATTTCTGCGTCTAATTATTGTATCATCGTCGTCTACAGGAAGGTCGGAGTAACTTGAACTTCTTGTAATGGTATCATCGCTATTATTAGACGTTTTGAATATGTTTGATACGTTAGAATCAATTGAATGCGGAGAATCGAATGTGTAGTGTTCAGAATATGTATTGATTATATCATCGACCGAGTCATTGGTTGAGTTTGTGTATATTGAAGAACGTTTTGGTAGAATAAAATGTGGTGGAGAGGGATATTGTGGAGAGATTGTCAATGGAATATCTACTTTAGGAAGCGATTGGTTTGAATATTCTGGCATAATGTTATTTACGACGTTAAGATGTATTGGGACTAGTGCTGTTCTTGGGTCATTGTTTTCATCAAGATAGGTAACTTGTTTGAAACCCAGTGTGTGAACATATTGAGGAGGACTTTCAATTTTCTTTTTCTTGAATAGGTTTTTAAACTTCATATAGTATAATTTAAGAAAAAAATAATATCATAACATTTAATAAGAATGTCTGAACCTGTCAACAAGAGATTGTACAGTCACGTAAAAAGATTGGCTGATAAAAAGTTTCAATCAAAAACTGGTGTGTATAAATCTAGTTGGATTGTAAGGGAATATAAAAAACGTGGCGGCAAATTTAAGGGATCAAAGCCAAAGAACAGTGGTTTAAAACGTTGGTATAAAGAAGGATGGGTGGACTTGAACAGGCCTATAAAAAATTCATCAGGTAAGACAGTTGGATATAAACCATGTGGTAGGAAATCTTCTAGTTCAGGAAAGTATCCATTGTGTCGTCCAAAGACTCGTGTAAGTAGCAAAACTCCACGTACTTACAAAGAAATTAGTACACGTAGTATATCAAAAGCTAAAAGAGACAAATCAAAGGTGAAAGGGTCAAGTAATATTAAATTTGGTGGTAAAGCACAGTATTATGGAAAGAGGAGCTCTGTTATGGTCAAAGTTCCTGAAAATGTAAGAAAAACTGCGTTATATGCATTTAAATTACGTAAACTCGGGTTTCAAGGTGGAATTGAGACGGGCTGGAGACGCGCAAAGCAATTGGGCACAAAAGACAGTATTTCTATTCAAGACATAAAGTATATGAGAGCATGGTTTGCAAGGCATATTTATACGAGTTATCCGGCATATAAAAAATGGAAAAATGCTAACCGTCCAAAGACGTCTGAGTGGCATAATAAACGCGGTATAATAGCTTGGTTAATATGGGGTGGTTCAGCTGCATTTAATTGGGTGAACTCGAACAAGACGATTAATCTTTTAAACAAACATTTTAACAAAGATTATAAAAAAATAACTAAAAAGTTGTGACAAGCTCTAAAAAAATTGATTACAATTTTGAAGTAAATTATTTTACTAGTTCTAGGTATATGAAATGGTTTTTACGCGATCTCAAAAGAGAAAGTTAGAACAACTGGAGGACATTGTAGTAAATGAAGAATATACAAACGTAAACCTTGTGAAGAAAAAAAAGTTGGAGTATAATAAAAATGCAAGTACTCAAACGTCTTCTGAAGAGTTCCAAACAGAAACTGAAACAGCAACTGAAGCGGAAAGTGACATGACACAATTATCAAAAGAGCAAAAGATTCATAGTTTAAAATTAAACAAGACTCAAATTCAAAGTATTATAAAGGAATCGATTAAACAATTGGTAAAAAGGTTTGACGAAGATGAAATGACATTAACGGATACACAATCGGAGGACCCTGATGAATATAGTGAGTTTTTGAATAACGTAGAAGATATTTACAACGGAGATTTCTTTCAGCGGATTCCTATAGAGGAAAGAAGAAAGAGACTAATGTCAACTTATACGCCTGAACAAATTAAAGAGTTTAATGAGAAGTTACAAAACATTCGAAAATCTTATAAAGAGGATGCGCCAAGTGTGATAGACATTTTGAAACTAAACACTAATGTAAGTACGCAACAAAAGCTTTTGGAAAAGCTTCATAATTTTGTGAATGCAGAACCATTATCACATGAATACAATGCAAACTTAAAGTATATTATGCAAAACACAAAAAGTACATATGACACGCATTTACTTGAATTGGAAGAGAAAATATTGAAGTATTCTAATGAAGATTTGTCGGATGATTACAAGTTTAAAATTCTTAATTCCAAAATGTCATTTGAAAATAAGGTTATTGCATACAAGAGATATGAAGTAATGGAAAAATACGAAGAGACAGATTCATCAGAGTATGCAAAGTACAAAAATTGGATGGATACTTTGCTGAGTATTCCATTTGGAAATTATCATGGCTTTGATAAAGATTTGACATATGTTCGTAATACATTAGATGGAAATTTGTCGTTTTTGGAAAAGCCAAAGGATCAAATTATAACTGTAGTTAGTCAAATGCTAAAAAATCCAGAGAGTTCTATAAATGCGATAGGATTGTGGGGTGCAAAGGGACAAGGTAAGACAGAGATATGCAAAAGTATAGCAGAGGCATTGGGGCGTCCATTCAGAATGTTATCTTTAGGAGGTGAATCTGATGTTTCTATGTTGACTGGTCATAATTTTACTTATGTTGGTTCTATTCCTGGTCGTATAATTGAGATATTAAGAGAAACAAAGTGTATGAATCCTGTTATATTGCTGGATGAGTTAGATAAAGTTTCCGAGGGTCATCATGGACAAGAAATTATTGGAACGCTTATACATTTAACTGATAGCACAACAAATTACAAATACAACTATGATAGATATTTTTCAGGAATTGAGTTTGATTTGTCAAAAGTGCTTTTTATTTTTACATATAATGATAGTACAAAAGTTGACAGGATTCTTGCAGACAGACTGCTTAAAATTAGGATTGACAATTATACATCAAAAGAAAAAATAAAAATTGCAGAAAAGCATTTAGTTCCAAATTTGCTTGAAAAATTTAAAATGTCTAATCTAACTATTGCAAGTGATGCTTTGGAATACATTATCCATTCTTGTAAGGATGGAGAAGGTATGCGAGAAATTAAACAAAAACTTGAGATAATCATTTCAAGAATTAATGCATTAATTACCACTAAAGACAATCCTGATATCATTAAATTGAAATATAAATCTTTGTCCGAATATTACAATAATTTTGATAATAGTATTATGAAAGAACATGTTGATTTGCTATTGAGCGACAGTGCGTTTGAAGAACGTGATGACAATATTCCTTATGGAATGTATACATAACTTAGGACGTTATTTGTTCAACTGGTGTTTCAACTTCTGTTTCGACTGCTGTTTCAATTGCTGTTTCAATTGCTGTTTCAACTGCTGTTTCACTATTTCCACTAGGTTTAATTTCTGGGTTGGGTTTTGGTTCACTTTCATTCTCAGTGTCAGTATATGTTTCTTCTTCTGTTTCTGAATCAGTTTCGTTTTGACTATGTTCCGACTCGTTTTCAAGTACATTGTAACATTCTGTTTCGGTGTTTAACGTATTGTAATAATAGTACGTTGAAAGAAGAAGATCTGTTGTAACAAAGTACATGATGTATTTATTGAAAAGGAAGAGCAACTCGCTTTTATAAAACATTACAAAAAGGTATATTGAAGCGTAAAATACGATGCCGATGGCAATTGAATAGCTAGGTAAATTGTCATGAGTACAATAATTAAAATGCTTAAGTAGCCATTGAGATAATATAAACATTTTATTTAATATATCCTATAAATAAAATGCTTTATATAAACGAAAACTTACTTTCTTAAAGCACAATGATGATAAACTTTACAAATATAATTTAATAAGTTTTGTTTAGTACGAGCTTCGTTTTCAGGAAATGTTCCTATAATTCTTCCAGTTTTGTCAAAAAACTTGATTGTTGGAAAGTATTTTACACCAAGAGCATTTGATAATTTATCACTTAATTCTTTGCTTTCAATAGCGAGACATGCAAAGTCATTGCCAATTTCCGAACCTATTTCATGAAATGTTGGCATAAATCGTCGACAATGCCCACACCAATCCGCATGTATAAAAAGCATTCCAGGTTTGCCTTGTGGTGGAACGAAAACATAATTTCCAACAATTTGTAGATTACTATTTATTAGATTCTTATGCATTATAGTTATAGTTATAGTAAATAATTTTTTTTCTTGCATTACATAAGAAGATGTCAGAATTTGAAATAGATTATGCAAAAGACGAATTCTTAGAAAAAGAGAAACAAATTATAAGAGAAGAATGCAAAAAAATGAGAGAAAAATATCAAGGATTTATTCCAATTGTTTTGAGAACTAAAGGAAAAGACATTTCGTTAAGTAAAAACAAATATCTTGTTTCTGGTCATATTACGGTTGGACAATTTATGCATACTGTAAGACAAAGAATTACAAACTTAACATCTTCTGATGCATTGTATTTATTTGTCAATAATGTTTTACCTTCATCAAACGAGCTTATGTCACTTGTATATAGCACTTATAAAGACACGGAAACAGAAATGTTATTTATGACATTGTGTAAAGAAAGTACATTTGGTTAAAAAAAATGTAACTCTAAAAAAAAAAATATTGTCATATTGTATAACATTATATAATATGGCATATTCCAAAAAAAAGTCATCTCACAAGAGAAGGTCATCTCACAAGAGAAGGTCATCGCACAAGCGCAGGTCATCCCACAAAGGTGGTTCACCCAAGCGTTCAAAGCGCAAGTCACCAAAGAAGAGTTCAAAGCGCAAGTCACCAAAGCGCAAGTCACCAAAGCGCAAGTCACCAAAGAAGAGTTCAAAGCGCAAGTCACCAAAGAAGAGTTCAAAGCGCAAATCGCCAAAGAAGAGTTCAAAGCGCAAGTCACCAAAGAAGAGTTCAAAGCGCAAATCGCCAAAGAAGAGTTCAAAGCGCAAGTCGCCAAAGAAGAGTTCAAAGCGCAAGTCGCCAAAGAAGCGTTCAAAAGCTCCATCTACACCGGCTTCTGAATTTAACGAAGGAACACGAAGAAAGGGACGAGATGGTCATATGTATATTGTACGTTTGAGATCTAATGGTGCGCATTATTGGAAAAAGTGTGGACCAAAGTCAGAAGGCGGTTCAGAATGTCGATTTATTGGACCCTCAAAGCAAAGGTTTTATAATGTTTAATTACTTAATGTAAACGTATATTCATTTAAAGAAAAAAATGAATAAACTTTTAAGCACAAATATATAAAATGGATTTTATTCAAGATCTTGCAAATGTAGATTGGGATGCTTTTGAGCTAGCAAAGTCTGGAAGAAGCGTCAAGGTCTTGTATAAGAAGAATCCTCTCCAATTTTGTACTTCAACATTATATTCACCATTTGGTGTCAAGGGTGTGAGTAAAGAATGGAGTGTATTGACTGACTATTACATAGATTGTTCATTGAATCAATCTGCAAGTGAGACATCAGTGTTATTCAAAGAGTTTTTGGAGAAATTGGACGAGAAAATAAACGAATTAGTGAATGATAATGAAGAGTTGTTTAAAGATGATGTTACAGATTGTACTTATACTCCCATATTGAGGGTAAATGGAAATTATCCTAAACTTTTCAAGTTACAACTTGTAAGAGATAGAAATGGTAATTTTGAAAGTTTCTTTTTTGATGAAAGTAAGAACAAAATCAAGGTATCAGAGGACAATGTTGAGGATGTGCTAAGTAAGGGTAAAAATTTCAAATGTATTGTTGAATGTAGTAAAATTTGGTGTTATAATGGGAAAATTGGGAGCATTTGGAACATTGTTCAATGCAAGTTTAGCAAACAAGCATATAAAAGTCCAGGTCACAGTGAACCGAGTACATATCAAACTTTGATGATTGAGGACTAATCCTAATCACGTGTACATGTGATGTAAATGTGTTGTTTCATTGACAATTTGGTTTTTTATTTTGGACAAGTAAGTATTGAACATATTTTCATCTATATTAATTAAATCATCATTAAATGTGTCTAAAAGAATATCTTTGTTTAATTCGAGAAGTATTTTTTCAATAATACGATAATAATGTCTAATGCCACTAGATGTTGATTGAGTGGGTGTTTGGACTATTTGTGATAATACATGTTTATCAAATTTTATAGTTTTAGTTATACGAATGTTATCAATTATTTCAGGTATGCAATGTTTATATAAAATATTGCATATATCTAATTTCGTTGGCATATCTACGTTGACAATATTAAGTCTATCTAGTAAAATTTTGTCTATTTTATTAATGTCATTAAATGTGAATACAAAGAAAACTTTTGACAGATCGAACTTCATTCCATAAAAGTAGTGATCTGTAAACGCCATATTTTGTGATGGGTCTGTAAGGTATGTAAGAAATGAGTAGATGTCTTTTCCATTGTCTGTTTCGCTGACTTTGTCGAGTTCATCAAAATGTAAAATAGGATTGGAAATTTTAGAGTCAATGATATTTTGTATTATTTTACCAGGGCCACTTTCCACATAGACATAACCGTGTCCCAGAAAAAAAGAAGAATCTTTTATACCACCTAATGAAATTGTTTTCATTGGAAGACCAAGAGTTTCTGATAGAGCTTGTATAAATTTACTTTTACCAACTCCAGCTGGACCACA